GCCGAAAGGGTGAAATACAGCATCGTATTAACCAAATAGACTCGCGCCTCATGTCTATCAAGTGGGCGAGTCACCCCATAGGCTCGATATGCGAGGATGACCGGGGCGTCAGGTTCCAGGTAGGCGGGTATCGTAACAATTGGCTACTAGGCTACAAGATCAGGAAGGACGGTACTCCGGGGACCAAGTTGGTCAACGTGTACAACGTCAAGGAGTAAAGGAATGGAACACACAAAGGAGCCGTGGAAAACGGCGTATAGGCGTAGACCATCAAACGAAATGATGTATCAAGAAATATTTGATTCAAATGGAAAAACAATAGCCATTCTCACGTGGTATCCAGTTAAAATAGACGAATATACTACAGCAACAAATCGAGAAGAAAACGCTCGACGTATCGTCGCTTGCGTAAATGCGTGCGTGGGTATATCTACCGAAGACTTGGAGCGTGGATACATATCGATTCGGCAGGGGCACGTTCCGCACGGCAACGGATCAAGCGTATTCAGAGCTTCAGGCCCTTCAATCGACCTAAGCCCCGACCGAAACCCATTAGAGACGCTCGACTAGTCAACGGTACATCGCGGATTCAATCTATATGCCACCGGACACTATGGAACGATAACGGCCGGTAATGTTACATTTATAAGCGTGCACGGCGATTTTGTGCTATAATCGATTCAACCTAGGAGGTTTTTATGGATGAGCAAAAAGGGCCGGTTCGTATTCAATTCGACCTGACCCGCGAAGAGTGGGCCATGTGTGAGAAGTACGCGGGCCCGTATGCCTATCGCCACTTTTTCGGGCGTAACGCCTTCCTGGAGAAGGTCAAGCGCATGGAAGGACGGGACGAGTCGGCTATAGTGGAGCGGCTTACGTCGGACGGGAAGTATCTGCAAAAGCTGATTGACGGCGGATACGCCAAGATGCCGAAATAGATTTTTATAAAAGGCTTGACATTCTAACATGTTGGGTTTATGCTTCAATTACAGCGGTGGTGCAGATGACGGATACTTATTGGAAATTAGCCCGTTATCGCTTTATTCCCCGCTTTTCATGTACGCGGTAGCTCAGTTGGTAGAGCAAAAGTAAAAGACCGTTGCCGATTCATTCCCGCGTAAGCGTGGTGCAGGTTACGGATACTTAATTCAAACTTTGGGGCGCCGGTTCAAATCCGGTCCGCGTATGTTAAAAGCCGGTGGTGCAGAGAACGGTTACTTAACCTGTTAAGTTATCCGTGCCGTTCTCGAACATTCCCCGGCTTTTTTATTTTTCAAGGAGGATGTTATGGCGTCGATCAATTCAAAGGCTAAATACTCGGGGCCGATCACGCACGAAGGCGGTATGTCTTCGCGCGTATCGGATGCTGAAATATTGCGGAGGTCTGTGCTTTCCACCATGCTGTGGGAGGATGGATTCTACGAAGACGGCGAAGCTATCGCGGAGAGAATCGTACGGATTACTAAGTCGGTACTTCCCGTCGAAGCCGTCGAAATCATGATGGAGGCGAAGGAAAAGCAAAAACTTCGCCATGCTCCGCTTCTAATGGCCGTTGCTCTTGCTGAATCCGGCATACTAACGAAGGAAAATGTCGAGTCCGTGATTGATCGCGCCGACTCTCTTTCCGAGTTCATGGCGATGTATTGGAAAGATGGGCGCCGCCCGATCGACCACCAAGTACGAAAAGGCATCGCGCTTGCCTTCAAGAAGTTCAACGAGTACCAACTCGCCAAGTACGACCGCGCGAAGACAGTACGGCTTCGGGATGTTATGCGCATGGTTCGGCCTAAGCCGGAAGACGACGAACAAGCCGCGTTGTGGGGCCGACTTATAAAGGGAACCATGGCAACCCCCGACACGTGGGAAGTGGCGCTCTCAGGCGGTGCGGACAAAAAGGAGGCTTTCACTCGCTTGCTTGTTGAAAAGGGCCTCGGGGATCTAGCATTCATTCGTAACCTTCGCAACATGACCCAGGCGGATGTTAGCCTTGACCTGATTCGAGAATCGTTCAAATCTCGCCGGTGGGGGCGAATGCTTCCGTTTCAGTTTGTAGCGGCGGCGCGAAACGTACCGATCCTTGATCCGGAAATCGAGACGGCAATGCTCAAGTGCATGGAAGGCATGGACAAGGTCGCCGGAAAAGTCGTTATCCTCGTTGACGGTTCCGTCTCGATGGATGCAAAGATATCCGCAAAGTCGGAAATGACGCGATTCGATGCGGCTTGCGGTATTGCAATTCTCGCGCGTGAATTGTGCGAAGACGTTACGATCTACCGATTCAATGATTCGGCAAAGCTTGTCCCGGCTCGGCGCGGGTTCGCTCTTCGCGATGCACTTGGAAGCGCGAATGGCGGTACTGAAATGTGGAACGCGATACGAACCGCAAAGGCGCAAGGCCATAGCCGATTGATGATCGTCATAACCGACGAACAAACGTCGGACAATGGGGGCGTGTCGGAGGCTGATTCCGATTTACTGGTAATCGTAAACGTTGCATCGAATCAAAACGGCGTCGGGTACGGTAAAGGATCGGTCCATATCAGCGGATGGTCGGAAAACGTCATCGCCTATTTGCGGGAATTGATGAATGCCTAAGTGCCCAAGATGCGGCGAGCCGTTGACCCCCGAAGAGCTTCGCGCCCTTTGGGGGTCTTTTAACGGCAGCAAAAAAAGCGACAAAAAGGCGAAAGCCGCCAGAGAGAATGGTAAAAAACACGCGGCCAGGAATACCAAGCCTTGACAAGACGGACGGACGGACGTATACTGTAGGCAATGGAGGACGCATGACCATAGACAAAGATTTCCCAGGGCTGGTAACCAAGGACGGTTGGTTTTACTTCGAGGGGTCGATTGAAACCGAAGAAACGTTGAACATCAAAATACCGCTAAAAGTTAGCGGCGGGATCAAGGCTGGCACCTGGATCAAGGCTGGCACCTGGATCGAGGCTGGCACCTGGATCAAGGCTGGCACCTGGATCGAGGCTGGCACCTGGATCAAGGCTGGCACCTGGATCAAGGCTGGCACCTGGATCAAGGCTGGCACCTGGATCAAGGCTGGCACCTGGATCAAGGCTGGCACCTGGATCGAGTTTAAGACTAAAATAACCGTCAAAGGTATCGAGTCAAAAACCATCATCAACATTATCGGATCATTCCGGTTTATGATAACCGTACTCGATGACCATATCATCATCGGTTGCCAAAAAAAAACCAAGGCTGAATGGTGTACGTTGCTGGAAACCGGCGACGAACACGCGGCCGCTAAGCTCGGCGACGACGGTTCAATGTGGGCCGTTCGCGACATGATCGCAAGGTTTTTGTGAGGTACGCATGGAAGCCGACGACGTAAAACGCATACGCGCAAAGCTTGGTATCACGCAAGCGGAACTAGCCGAACGGTTGACCGAAATGGACGGTAAGCCGGTAAGCTGGCGAACTGTGGGCGACTGGGAGCAAAAGCGGCGCGGTATCGGGGAAGTGAACGCCGAAAAACTGAGGAAGCTGGAAGGGGGACAAAATGGGAGTAGTCGCTAGGGATAATGGCGGAGAATACGAGCCTATACCTATTGGGATGACTCGCGCATTGTGCATAAACGTTTTTGACATCGGGTTTCAAAAGGGGTATCAAGGTGGACCGCCTACCCATAAAGTGGTCGTATTGTGGGAAATCGAGCCTATTTCTAAAACAAGCGGAAAGCACTTTACTATTACCAAAATATACACGTTGAGCATTTCGGACAAATCAACTCTTGGGGTTGATCTTGTTTCGTGGAGAGGGAAGGCTTTTACCGATGAAGAGCGCAAGGGTTTTGATCTTGATAAAATCAAAACAAAAGCTTGCCAGTTAAACATTGTCCCACAGGGAGAAAAAGTAAAAGTTGCTTCAGTTCTTCCTGCTCAGCGTGTTATGGAGGATGGCAAATCTGTCATATCGATTCACTGGCAGCCTGATACTTCGAGCGATTTTATCCCCAACTTTGTAAAAAACATGATCGCGGAACAGTTGCCTCCTCCTGAAAAAACAGCGGAAACACAAGATCATCAAGATGATTTTGTGGACGATCCTATATTTTAGGATAGGCCATGAAAGTACCGCGTATTCATCGCCGAAAAACCGGAAGTGCTGATGTTATATCGTTTGACCTTTCGATTGAGTACCACGAGGAATACGCGGAGCTTTTACGAAAGTGTAAGAAAGACGACCTATACGACTTGGAATTAACAAAGCCGGTGAATCGCCGTACAACCGGTGACTTTTCGCAGTCGCATCACTTCAACGGCCATGTGGCGCAAATAGCCGAAGAAACCGGGAATGATTTCGACGATGTGAAACTATACGTGAAGCGTCGAGCATTTCACCGGGGCCTTCCGTACATGATGAAAGCCGATGACACACCAGTCTATTCTTTGATCGACGGCGAGCCGTTGCCGAAAAGCGAAACGCAGATGACAACGGTTGAATGCGGATGGTGTATCGACGAGTGCCATATACTTGCGGCAGAGTTGAACGTAACATTAAGGGAAACCGAATGAAGTATGACGACATCCGCAAAGTGCACCAATGCGAGATATGCGGCCAACGGGCCGACCCTCACGAGATAATCACCCGCGCAACCGGTGGGCCTCGTGAGCCGTGGAACGTCATCTATCTTTGTCCGGTTCATCACACAATGGGCCCGTTTGCTTTTCACCGTTTGGGGCGAGTAGGGTTTGCGATAAAGTTCCCGCAGTTTCGGGACAAGATAAAGGCGGCGTGTGAACGGATGGGCCGTGAGTACGACAAAACAGGGAGGGACAAATGAACGAAAAGGATTATGACAAAATAAGGATATCACCATCGGATGATATTCGACATGATGCTGAATTAACGTTTGATGCTTACAAAAATCTACCAAGAGACTATTCGGATATATGTCCAAGGTATGGGCAAGGAGACACGGCTTTAAGGGCCGCGGCTTTTATAGATGGCTATATGATGGCTATCGCTAATTACAAGGCTATAAAATCATGACCGGCACCATCATCAAGTCCATCGTCAAGCTCGAACCGTTTTCGACTGAGGTGGACATAGACCACGCAATCAGCGGCATAATGACACGGGCGCGCGCGGAAATAGGCGACGAGCCGAACCGGGCGTATCTCGTGGTAGACCGTACCGGATACCAGACCGTCATCCGGGCGTAGGTGGGGAGGGAGTGAGATGGATAAATCTATAATGCTTTCTAATGATGAATATTCAAAGCTTTCTCCTCGTCAGCGAAAGTTTTACGATTATGCAATGGCGCATATTGATGACGAAAACGCGGCCGGTCCGTGGGGAGGGTGGTCTAGAGCTCATGATGCACTCAAGGCTATTGGGTGGACTGAGAAACGTAGGGAAGAAGGATGCAGGGTATACGTAGCTCTTGTCCGCCCTGATGCCGTAAAAGAGCCGTCCGAAGACGCCGTGTGTGGCTAACATGGACCACTACGGCGCCCGAGGTGAACTACTCGCCGAGTCATCCGGTCAATCCGTTCTCGGCCCTTGCCTAGTCGAACATGGATACGATCGCGCGTATAAGTTCAATGTCGACGGGACGACTACGGTATGGGAGCGCGGTCAAGGATCATGGGTAGAGGCTGAGGACAGAGACCGGCACAAGCTTACGCGTGACGAGTATATGTCGATTCACGCCGAGCATTTTTACGCCGGCGAGTTTTACGATTGGGCTTGCTGGCGGTCATTTTTTACCGGAATCGAGATCATGCGATCGAAGGCTTGCAAGTGGGACTTGTCCCCAGCATGGGAAGCGTGGATCCGGTGGGCGTCTGCTATAATGCGAGACGTCGCAGTAGATGAGCAAACGAGGTAACCATTGAGATTATGTGCGGTACTTCTATTCATCGCTTCCACCCTTACCGCCGCCCCGATTGACGACGCAACCTTCCGCGACGTGATGTACATTTCCGACCGTGAAGGTGTCCCGCGATCCGTTGCCGCTCGCCTAATGTTCGAGGAGTCCGGTGATCCGTGGACCGGATCGCGTGGTGACCCTGACGCGGTGGGGGATGAGGCTACGGGGTGGGCTTCGGAGGGGTTGTATCAACTGCATACGCGTCCGGAAAACATTGAATATCTCGTCGCTACATATTGGTACGGTCGTGAAGAGAAAGAAACGTTCGATATTCGAAACCCTCGCCACAATTCTACCGTAGCACTTCGATACTTGGCCGACCTTCACCGCCGATTCAATACGTGGTACATGGCGGCGGCTCGGTTTAATTGCGGGCCATACTCTAAAACCATACCCGATAAAACAAAACGCTACGCCGTCAGAATTATATCAGCCAGGGAGCCGAAACTATGAGTCGACCTCGTTACGTCGATAGTGGTATTTGTCTTTACTACCGTGTTGATAGTCGCGGTTCACGTTGCACAATGTCATACGCCTGCCCGTGGGGTAAATCGCAGTTTAGACAAAACGGCGTGAAGTAATGCAAGGTTAACGGAGTCATAGGCGAGGGGCACAAACTAGGGGGTAAACGATGAATGAAACGAAATGCGACGAGTGCCCCGGCTTAGCCTGCGGCGACGAGTGCGACGGGAAAAGCCACGCAACGACGGAAAGGACGTGCGATACGTGCGATCACGATAACAAGCCGACGTGTGATCCTGGTAAATGTCTTCGCGGCCCTGGGATGTGGAAGCCCCGCCCAGCCGCTCAAGACGCGGACGAGTTGCGGTATGCAGGAATCATCAAGATTTTCGAAAACATTCGCGAAGAGCTTTTCGAACGATCGACAGACATGGGGTCTTATAGGGATGGATACGAAGAGGGTATCGAAGAAGCTATCCGGCTAATGTTCGACAAGATGCGCCGCCCCTCCCGCCCCATGAGCGCCGAGGTAGAGAAGGCGATAGAGACGGCAACGAAGTATACGCAGTCATACATCGACTGGTGGAGCACTGTAGAGTGCCAATGTGAACCTGAAAGCGATGCTGTTTGCGACAAATGCGCGCACGTTAAAAACGGGCATGCTATTCTAAGCGCAATATCCACCATTGTCGCCGCCCTCAAGGCTCGCGGATAAAGGAGAAGGGGATGTATTGTGCATGTGGAGCTAAATACGATCAATTTACCGGAGACAGATTATACAGCCAAAGCATAACAGAAAACGGGCGAATAATATACGGCGTATGCGCTCATGGCGTAGTAGTGGTTGACAACCGTAAAGATTCAGCCCTCACCACCCCGCATCCGGAAGCGTCGGATAGGGAGCGCAATAGCCTAGCGAAAGTTATAGTTGCGCGTCTACTTGGGTCGCTTGAGGCAAACGCTACATATATTGATGCTGTTGAAACCACATTATGCCTGTTTGAGGTTACCATCCGCGCGGACGAGCGACAGAAGTCGGACGCCAAGTGCTGCACCTGGACCGAAGAAAGCGGACACGACTATTCCGGCGTATGGAATACATCCTGCGGGGAAGCGTTTGTCTACGAACACGCCACGCCAGCCGAAAACGGCGCCCGGTTCTGCCAACACTGCGGAAATCCTATTGAGTTCAAGCCGTATGCGCCAGAGATAGACGAGGACGAGGGATGACCATCCGCGCGGCTACTTGGGCATACCTGGACACTCTCGGCCCTTGCGTCATTTCCGGCTGGGGCCTCACCGACCACGTTAGTCGAGTGACCGGCGTTCGGGTTTATCCGTCGTCTGTGCTCAAGGCCGCGCATCGTTACGCCGACACATCCGGGGCGATCTTTCGGTGTATCAGCAACCGGACAAGCCGGTATCAGTTCGTACCGGGCGTTAAGGTGTCCGGGGCGATAATCGATTAGGGAGGAAATAATGAACATTTCTAAAGGTGTAACCGGATTTATTCTCTGTTTGTGGACATGGATAATTATATCTAATAGGTCAAAGGGCAACCCAATACCGCAATGGGCGACCATACTTCATGCTCTGGCGTTTGCCGCTTTTGTGTCGGTGTGGTAAATGGAAGTACACGGCATTTTATGTGCTCCGGGAATATACAAGTTTGAAGGCTGTACTTTTGAATACGGCATGTGTGGGCCGTGGCCCATTCGCAAGGACGGTGAACTATTCAAACGTGCTGGAGATAAGTTTTATGCCATGTTTGGAAGATGGTGTGATCTACCTGAAGACGAACGGGAATCGTACCGAATCGGCGGCGGGTGTAGGCAATTCTAAGGGGGGTAAACGTGAAACACCAAATATTGAATTGGTTTCCATTTTGGAAAGGGTTCGGCTTTCAGCGTTTTGAAAAACCCTTGTATGGGTGTATCGCATGGTCATTACACCTTGGGTACATAGAGGTTAGAAAGTGGGCAATGGATTTGCCAAAAATGAAACACGAACAGCCCGCGCCGCCTATAATTGATTGACGCGGCGGGCGTTATGGTGTATAGTATGGGTAGCCTTTCGCGGGGCGTTGAAATGAGGTAGAGTCAAGAAGGCTTCGGTCTTCTGGGAACCATGGCGAGCGACTACCTCCGCTTTTCATGGACGCGATCCCGGAAGTCCGAAGCCTTTTTCATTATGGGGGGTATGTTTTGTCTAACGATGAAATAGGGTTTACCGCATGGGACGTATCGGCTACCAGCGGAATGTGCGGGGCTGATATTACTGATGATTTTATACATTCACTCGATAATATTGAAATCGGTTACTTTTTTGAAAGTATAGACAATGCAAGAAAGATGGTTAAAAAGGAAATAGCGAAAAGGAAGGCGGCTAGAAATGGCTAGACCAATAAAGCAAGGCCTAGACTATTTTCCGCTTGATACAAACATGGATGACAACTTTGAACTTATAGAAGCGAAGTATGGCCTTGAAGGATTCGGGGTACTTATCAAGTTGTATCAGCGCGCATACAAGGAATGCGGGTACTATTATCCGTGGACAGAGAAAGAGCAATTACTATTTTCTAAGCGAGTAAATGTTAGCAATAACACGGTTAATAACATCATTATTGACGCAGTAACTTATGGCATATTTGATAAGCGTCTTTATGATTTAGGTATACTCACGTCGCACGGAATGCAAAAAAGATACATCGAAGCCACAATTCGACGTCGAGAGATAACTATGTATTTAGACCTTTTGTTAATAAATGTAGACGATATTCCGGTAAATGTAGGCAAAAACCCACGTAAAATAACACTCATTGAATACAGTAATACACAAAAGAAAGGAAATGAAATGAAATTAAATGAAAGAGAAAGTAAAGCAGTAACTGCGTTACCTTCATCACCAAAAAAAGAGATTAAAAAACACAGTGAAGAGTTTGACGTATTCTGGTCCCTCTACCCTAAGAAAGTATCTAAGGGACAAGCAGAGAAAACATACGGGGCAATGATGAAGCGAGGGGTAGAGGCTGACTCTATACTTTCTTGCCTTCAAAACTATCTCGACGAGATCCGAAAGACGGGGAAGGAATACCAGTTTATCAAGAACCCGTCGACCTTTCTAAACAATTATCTTGACTACGAGAACCCGGTGCCGGTCGCTGATCGTGGTGGGCCGCTTAGGGTTCATACACAGACGGCTATGCTTGATTTGGAGGAGTGAGGATGCCTGGTAAATGCGAGCAGCACGGAGAGTATGATCTCATCCCTGGACTTGAAGGACGCATGGTTGACTTCGGCTGTCCTCAATGTGCTGAGGAGCGAATAGCCAAACACGACGCTCACGCACAAGAGGAGTACGACCGAAGCCGCATAGCGAAGCTCAGAGAGATGAACATCGAGCCCGCATACTTTGACGTAACTTTCGACAACTTCAAAACGGACACCCCTGATCTTGAACACAACAAGAGCCGGGTCCGGTCGATGGTTGACGGCCGCGTGGGTAAAATCATTATGACCGGCAAGAACGGGACGGGGAAGACTCACCTCGCAATCGCAGCGCTTAAGATACTTACCGGCCGGATAATGACCATGTACGAGATATCAACCACGATACGCGCGTCATACACGCCACTTGCGAGTAAGACGGAACTGGCAATAGTGGACGAGCTTGCGCGGTACCCTCTTTTTGTAATCGACGAGATAGGGAGGACGAAGGGGGGAGATTCGGAGGCGAATTGGTTATCGTATATCGTGGACAAACGTCACACTCGCGGGCTTCCGTTGATCCTGATATCGAACAAGCACACGCGGAAGGACTGCATGGTTAAGGATGGGTGCGCGAATTGCCTGGAGAATTACGTTGGAGAAGACATTATGTCGAGGCTATCTGAAGGCGGGGTATTACTCCGGTTCACCGGGGAAGACTACAGGAGGAAAAGGTAATGGAAGGCGTAAATCTGGTAAACAGTAAAGGCGAGGATGTGTTTATCCCGTTTCATGCGATCGATCGTATAACTATAGAGCCAAATACCGAATGGGCCTATTCAGAGAAAGGATGGCTCCAAAGGGTATTTGGCGGTCATCACGATTGGGAAAAAACAGGTAAATGGGACCTAAAGATTGAAACCATCGGTGATAACATAGGCCGAATTATATTCGACACAAAAGAGTCAGCCAACAAAATGCTTGAAAAAATCAAGTCGGCTCCTTCGATGGAAATAACAATAAACAAAATAACAGTAAAGGAGTAACCCTATGAACAAGGAACAGGAAGGGAAGTTTGAGAGGTGGAATGATTCAGTGCTTGGGCAGCCAAATAGCGATTACATAATGAAAAAAATGGCGTGGGCTGCATGCCTCGTCGCCAACGGTATCAACACGGAGGAACCAGTGAAGGATAAAACCACCGCCGTCCCTGAGTGTGTTATCGAGATGATGAGGACGGGGAAGGCGGTACCGTGTGTTGCATGGTCTATAGACACCAATAAGCAATACGTCCAAATAACAGGGTATGATATTAATGACGAGTTTCCTTTTATCGGTGTAGACGAGAATGGGTCATACAACAGATGGGAACACGCCGAACCCATCCCCGCATGGCAGCCCCAAGACGGCGAGGCGGTGCTTACTCCTGTTATGGGCTATGCAGAGATAGGGTATGTCAGGAGTGGGAATGTTTTGGTTCGTACACACAAAATGCCAATAGAAGAGGCTGAGTGTAAGCCGTTGGACGAATCAAAACTTGGATGGCTATGGTCCGAGATATGACAAACCAGGGGAGAAAGGAGTATACTGAATCATGAGCGAGTGGATAAGCGGAGGCGTAAACAGTGAAAGACAAGAACTCTAAAGACAAGCAAGACACTACGGGAGATAAAAAGAAGGGCCGAGGTCAACCTCCATACTATGAAACTCCAGAAGAACTAGACAAAGCTATCGGAAAGTTTTTTACTGATAGGTCCGAAGCGGGAAAGCCTCCGACTCAAGCCGGGCTTGCTCTTTACCTTGGTTTTGAGTCTCGGCAATCGTTATGGGATTACAAAACTAGAAAGGATTTCTCTTACGTAATAAAAAAGGCGCTGCTAATGATTGAGGATTTTCACGAAGGGAGATTGATGCTATCACAATGCACAGGTTCTATTGTGTGGCTTAATGCATGGGCTGGGTATGCTCAGAAGATAGAGCAAAAGCATACAGGATCGTTTAGAATGGTGGCGTCGGACGTAGACGAGAAGTTATGAAGTTAACGCCAAAGCAAGAAGAAGCGCAAAAAGTAATTGCAGGAGATGCGACGCATATTCTTCTTGTGGGAGGTTCAAGGTCGGGTAAGACGTTTTTGTTTGTGCGAAACTTAGTTATGAGGGCAGCAAAGGCACCAGGATCAAGACACGCGATCTTTAGGTTTAGGCTTAACCACTTGATAGCGTCAATCTTTCTTGATACTTATCCCAAAGTAATGAAGACGTGTTTCCCTTTTATCAATTATGACATTCACGGGCAAGAGAAATACGTAACGCTCGACAACGATTCAGAAATATGGTTCGCTGGCCTTGATGACAAGGATAGGACAGAAAAAATACTCGGCATGGAGTTCGCTACATTATACTTCAACGAATGTAGTCAAATACCATATAACTCTGTTTTGATGGCAAAGACGCGATTGTCTCAAAAGGTTAATCAGGTTATAGAAGGTCGGCCAAATACTGAGCTTAAGCTAAGAGCATATTATGATGAAAACCCGCCTTCTAAAAATCATTGGACATACAGACAATTTATAGAAAAAATAGACACAGAAACAAAAATAAAACTAGAAAACCCAGACGACTATGCTTCGTTCTTTATGAACCCCATCGACAACATAGACAATTTGTCTGATGGGTACATAAAGCAATTGCAATCAATGCCAGCCAGGATGAGGACACGGTTTCTTGATGGGCGCTTTGCAGATGCCACGCCTAACGCTTTATTCCCAGATGAAAATATAGACAAGTGGAGAGTTATAGACGGGGCCGTGCCTGATTTTGTTCGTGTGGTTATAGCTGTAGATCCTAGCGGATCGGATGATATTGATAATGCAGACAATGACGAAATAGGGATAGTTGTGGTTGCTTTAGGAACAGATGGGAACGCGTATGTTCTTGAAGACGATACCGTAAAGGCTGGTCCTGGGACATGGGGCAGGGTTGCAACGGGTGCGTATGACAGGCACGCCGGAGACTGCATAGTCGGAGAAACAAACTTCGGCGGCGCAATGGTTCAGCAAACAATACAGGTTGCACGACCTCGTACGCCATTCAAGGGTGTTACGGCAAGTCGTGGAAAAGCAGTTAGAGCAGAGCCTTTTTCTGCATTGTACGAGCAAGGGAAGGTCCGCCACGTGGGTAGATTTGTCGAAATGGAGGAAGAGCTTGCGGGATTCTCAAGTGTGGGTTATATTGGTGGCAAGTCTCCGAACCGTGCAGATGCATTGATATGGGGGCTTGCTGAGTTGTTCCCGGCCATTGTGAAGGCACAGAAAGAGAAAGTTTTCGCTTCTGTAATGCCGATCGCTAATAGGTGGTAAGATGATCGTCTATCACTGGAGCCCGACAAAAAACAGAAACAGCATACTAAAAAACGGCTTAACTGTATTAAGCGGAAACGCGATAGAATATGAAAACCCGGTAACTGGTAAGAATGAGACGTGGATACCGCCATATATATGCACGTCGCCGGATGCGTGGAAGGCTTACGTTTATGTAACGCCGATGTTTAGAGGTGACGATCTACCAGCGCTTGATTTATATCAGGTTACGCTAACAGAAAAAGACGATTGCATATTTAGGAATGACAGGACCATTGAAATCATAGAGGTTAGGGTGCTAAACTCTATACCGGCTGATAGGGTGAAATATATTGCGACAAGAGAAAGTGAATATTAGGAGCTGAATATGGGATGCAAGAAAGGTGGAAAGCGCAAAGGCGGAAAAAAGTAAATGCCCAAGCTAACGAACGATGAACGCTTAGCCAGGATACACGCCGAAGCTATGCTTCAGTTTGACCGCATACAAGAATCCATGAGAGACGAGCGCAGACAATGCCTTGAGGATCGCCGATTCTACTCCATAGCCGGAGCGCAGTGGGAAGGAAATCTCGGCGAGCAGTTTGAAAACAAGCCGAAGTTTGAAGTTAATAAAATCATGCTTGCCATTATCCGCATATTTAATGAATACCGAAACAACCGTATATCTGCTAATTTTATTTCGAAAGATGGTGACATGGACGACGAACTATCCGACGCTTGCGATGGTTTGTTTCGAGCTGATGAATATGACTCAAGCGCAGAAGAGGCATACGATAACGCATTTGAAGAGGCGGTAGGCGGTGGGTTCGGTGCGTTCCGTTTGTGCAACGAGTATGAAGACGAATACGATCCCGACGATGACCGGCAACGTATCCGCATAGAACCAATATACGACGCCGATACATCAGTATGGTTTGACCTGGACGCTAAGAGGCAGGACAAGTCCGATGCAAAGCATTGTTTTGTAGTGTATTCGAAAACGAAAGACGCGTTTGAAAACGAATACGACGAAGCGCCATCGTCGCTAATGGACGATACCAAGAAAACGGAGTTTGATTGGTTTACCCCTGACGTCGTGTATATAGCCGAGTATTACCAGGTTGAAGACAAGGGCCGGTGGCGCGTAACGTATCAAGGCACGTCGGGCGATGAAGTCAAGCTATGGGATGACGACATAACGCCGGAAAAGCTCGCAGAGCTAACTGCGACCGGGTACAAAGAGATTAGGCGCAAAAGAGTCAAGACTCGGGCTGTACACAAGTACATTCTTTCGGGCAATTCGGTTTTGGAGGACTTGGGATTTATTGCCGGTGAAAACATCCCCATCATTCCGGTTTACGGCAAGCGTTGGTTTATTGATAACGTCGAGCGGTGCATGGGGCATGTTCGGCTTACGAAAGACGTACAGCGCATTTTTAACATGCAGATATCAAAGCTTGGCGAGATCAGCGCAATGTCGCCTTTGTCTAAGCCTATATTTACACCGGAGCAAATAAAAAACCATGAGCAATCGTGGGCTAATGACAACATGAAGAACTTTGCGTATTTGCTTCTTAATCCTATTACCGGCGCTGACGGAAACCCGATGCCAGCCGGTCCAATGGCATACACGAAACCGCCGGAGATCCCGCAAGCTAACGCGGCGTTGATGACGATTACTGATATTTCGCTCAAGGAAATGCTAGGCAACCAGCAAGAAGCCGACAAGATGGTATCGAACATTTCCGGCAAAGCGGTTGAAGCGATTCAAACGCGTCTCGACATGCAGACGTATATTTATATATCGAACTTTTCGAAAGCTATTCGGCGTGCGGCCGAGGTGTGGCTGTCCATGGCGAAGGACATATATGTCGAGCCCGGGCGCAAGATGAAAACTATTGGTGTTGGTGAAGAGGTCGGGACGGTCGAGCTTGAGACAGTAGCAAAAGACAAGACCGGGAAACTTATCAAAGGTAATGACCTATCGCGCGCCGTGTTCGACGTGTCGGTAACGGTGGGGCCTTCGTCTACTTCTAGGCGTGAGGCAACGGTTCGGTCGCTTACGAACATACTTGCGTTCGTGCCTCAGGAAGACATGGAAGCGCGCCAGGTTCTTCTTGGCATGATTATGAAAAACATCGAAGGCGAAGGTTTAGCAAGCGTCAACGAGTTCTTCCGAAAGCGACTTGTTAGGATGGGGGCTGAAAAGCCGACCGACGAAGAGGCGAAGGTGCTAGCAGTATCAGCGCAAAAGCCCGACCCGCAGACGGAAGCTTTGATGGCCATGGCGGAAGAGGCAAGCGCTAACGCGGTGAAAGCTAGGGCAAGCGTGTTGAAGACTGTCGCCGACGTTGAATTGACCAAGGCTAAAACGATAGAGACGCTTGCAAATGTTGATATGGATACCAGTGAAAGGGCGATTCAGATAGCCGAGTCGGTTACTCCGCAAGCGCAAGGTCTTGTATAAAAGGGCCAACAGTGTATGATGATTTTGCAGAAAGCTATTGTGATTCAAGGGCCGAAGCAAAAAGTATGTTTGGAAAAAGTGGTGGGGATCGGTGGGATCAATCTCATAAGGGGGAAGACTTACGGCTAATAAGCCTGGATGGGTGTATAAAAATTGATAATAGCGATGTAACCTTAAACAAATTAAGAGAAGATGCGGACAAAACCGGAGATTATACAAATGTAATAAAATATGTACGAAACAAGAAAAATAATAATGGCGATAGTTGGTGGCTGAAAAACGCATGAAGTAAGACGCTACCCGCTCGGGCGTATAAATGCGAGTGAGGAAAGGTTAAGGAATGGCGGAAGATATTGGCGAGGTGGTAGAGATTCCGGCGGTTGATGAAGTCGGAAGCGGTGAAAATGGCCAGGATGCAGTAGCGGAAGCTATTGTTGTATCCATTGGTGACGAGCAAATAAATGCAAAACCAGAAGAGCCGAGCGAAGAGGAGGTAAAAAAGGCCGCGCCGTGGATTAGAAACTTGCGTACAAACTATGAAGATAAAGCTAAAAAGGTACGAAATCTTGAAGAAGAACTGAGAGAAACAAAACGTAAATTAAACGAGCTAGCCCCAAAAAAAGAACTAGAGCTAGGTCCGGAGCCGACTCTTGAAGATCCTGATATTGACTTCGATACGGAAAAGTTTAAAAAGAAAATGGTTGCATACATGAAGCAGGAGCAAGAAGTAAACGTAAAGAAAGCCGAAGTAGAACAAAACGCACGCAAAGAACAGGAAAAGTGGGCTGCAAAATTGGCGTCATACCAAAAGGCGCGGGAAGAAATAAAAGTCGACGACTTTGAAAACGCCGAGTCCGCGGTATCGGACTTGCTAAATCAAACGCAGCGCGGTATAATTATCCACGGGGCCAAAGATCCGGCACTTGTCGTCTATGCGCTTGGTAAAAGTCCAGCAAAGGCGAAAGAGATTGCCGCGATAAATGATCCCATTGAGTTTGCGTTTGCAATTGCGAGACTGGAGGCGCAGGTGAAGGTAGAGAAAAAGCCCGTCGTTAGCCCGGAGCGAAGAGTAACGGGCAACGCGGGCCTTTCCAGTGTGACTGACAACACTCTTGAGAGACTCCGAGAGGAAGCGTCAAAAACCAGCGACTACTCGAAAGTAAATGCATACAAAAAGCAATTTCGCGAAAAGCGCGGAGCGTAAGTACATAAAGGGACGCCGTACCTCAATTCGGTAGTTGTTGGCCATCCGTCCGGCCTAAAGGATGAGAGTTCTATAATCGGTATTTGACCGGTTGATTCTCAATTTTTAGGAGGGCCTAAGATGGCCAACGATTTCAGTAAAGAAGAAAAGGTTGCATTCGAGGATGTTTGCGAAGGATTCGAAGACGGCCTCGTAATGTCCAAAAACATGAACATCTACCGTACCGACGACCAGACGATGGAGCGGACGGGGGATGTCATCAATCGCCCGATGCCGTACATCATGACTAGCCACGACGGATCAGATGCGACCGCCGACTTCGACGATGTGACGCAGCTTACCGTCCCGGCGACTATCGGATATGACAAACACGTTTCCTGGATCATGTCGGCGACCGAACTTCGAGACGCATTGCAGGAAGGCCGGATCGCAGATGCCGCGCGTCAGCGGTTGGCCTCGGACGTCAATGTCGCGTCTATGAACGTATCCGCCTACCAGGGATCGCTCGTTGTGAAGCGCACCGTTGCGGCAACCGGGTTCGATGACGTGGCCTTGTGTGAAGCCATCATGAACGAACAGGGCGTCCCGTCGTATGACCGGTTCCTTGCTCTTTCTACCCGCGATTACAACGGCATGGCCGGGAATCTTGCGGGCCGTGCTACCATGCAGGGCAAGCCGATGAACGCCTACGAGCGCGCGTATGTCGGTCCCGTGGCGAGCTTCGAAACGTTCAAGATGGACAGCTCGATTCGCCTCGCTGCGGCGGGTGGTGGTGCTGGTCTGACGATCACGACCCTCGCGGCGGGCGGCAATGTGTACGTTCCGGCTGCGACTTCCGTGGCGACTACGGGGCAGCGGTCGAACGTTGACAATCGTTTCCAGTCAACCGTGTGGTCTTCTACGGCCAGTGTGGTTGCCGGGGATTGTTTCACCATCGCGACCGTCAACGCCGTGCATCACATCACCAAAGAAGACACCGGGCAGCTCAAGACTTTCCGCGTTGTTTCAGTGGACGATGCAACTCACGCGACCATCACCCCGCCTCTCATCACAGCGCAAGGTGGTACGCAACCGGAGTTGCAATATCAGAACTGCACCGTCGGGACTCCCGCGGCAAACTCGGCTATCGTGTTCCTCAACACGGTCGCGGCGTATGCAAACATTTTCTGGCATAAAGATTCTCTTGAGCTTCTGCCGGGCCGTCTCGTGATCCCGTCGGATGGCGTCGCGGTTATGAGGGCCACTCTTGATAACGGCCTAGAAGTCGTTATGCAAAAGCAATACGACATCGATATCCGCAAGTTCAAGATCCGAATCGATACGCGGTTCGGAGTGGTCAACAAGAATACCGAAATGAACGGGATCATCCTGTTCAGCCAGACCTAACGGAACAGGCGGGGAGTAATCCCCGCCATTAAACAAGGAGTCAAAGAGATGGCTAATTTGGTTTATGCGAATGGAACGAAAGAAATAGCGGTACCCGCTGGCGAAAAGATCGCCATGTATTCCATGTCCCCTGCGGTGCTTTCTCAGCAAGTCGGATACCCGAACTATCCCGATTCGTGGGATTACCTCTATACCACTGTCGCCGGTACCGAGTACTTGACGGCTGCGTTTTCCGCGGCGACTACTGTAAAGATCGACGCGGGCCCGTCCGACTGCTACTACGAAGTCGGAGCCGCTCCGAAGATTTTTGAGCCGGTGGCGAGCCTGTCGCTTACTGACGTGGCTGCGACTGTTTCCGGTCTTGCGGCTGCTCAGGGAGGATCGGTTACGGTGGTCGGCGGAACGTCTTCCACGGCCGGTAACGCGGGCGGCGCGGCTGCGATCAAGGGCGGCGAGCCGGGAGCAACCGGAGTCGGTGGAGCGGCGACCGTAACTGGCGGAGCTGGCGGAGCTACTTCCGGGAAGGGCGGCGCTGCAACGGTAACCGGTGGAGCGGGAACCAACGGGAATGCGGCTGGCGGGTCGGTTATCCTAACTCCTGGAGCTAAAAACGGTTCTGGCCTGGACGGCGGCGTGTTCAATCGCGGAACGTACCAGTTCCGAAAACAGGCCGCGCAGATCGACAAGGTCGACGGGAACCAAAGCGTAACCGGCGCTCAGATCATCGGCGGAATCTGTGTTCATACCATCACCACGGGTCGAACTCTCACCACTCCGACCGGTGCCCTTATCACCGCGGCGTGTCCCACTGACCTTGCGGTCGGCGATTCTTTCGACTTCACCCTGATAACGATCGGGGCGGGGGCTGACGATATCGACACCCTCACCGCCGGAGACGGGGACGTTACGATTGTCGGCGAGCCGACGGTAGGGCCGTCAGGGTCAACGTTCAACTGCTACGGGACTTTCCGTTTCCGCTATTCGGGAACGAACGCCTGGGTGGCGTATCGTATCGGGTAATTGAAAGCCGGGCTGGAAACGGCCCGGTACTTTTTGGAGGTGTGAATGGATTTTCCTAGGTTGGTATATACGAGTCCGGGACCGTGCGAATGCGCTGGCGGTTCGTATGGGTTCGAAAAGGTCCTAGACGAAAAAGAGCTTGAATCCGCTCTTGAGGCTGGATTCTATGCAACGCTACCGGAGGCACTGAATGGGGATAAAGGTAGTCCCGACGAAAAAGTCGAGCCAGTCGAATCAAAAGAAGTCGTCGACGAAAAGCCCGCAGAAAAAAGGCGCGGACGTCCAGCCAAAAATTAGCATAATGCCAGGGCAAAAGAGCGAAGCGGACTGGCAAGCCGAGGAAGACGTCCGTACGTTGATGCGCGCGGAAGAGATCAAAGCCAACGCGAAGCGGTTCGCAAAGGCCAAAGAAGAAGCGCGCAAGCAAGCCGCGCGAGTCTCAAGGATTGTGAAATGAGCTATACCAAACGTCAATTGATAAGCTCGGCGCTTTCTGAAATAGGAATAGCTGAGTATACTTTTGACGTTTTACCCGAACAGAAAATTGAAGCGCTTCACCGGCTTGATTCGATGCTAGCGGAATGGAACGGGCGAGGCATACGGTTATCGTACCCGGTTCCTGTTGCTCAATCGGGATCGTCGCTTGACCAAGACGCCGGTATTCCTGATATGGCATGGGAAGCCGTCATAACCAATCTTGCGATCAGGATCGCACCAAGCTACGGGAAAGTCGTCAGCGCAGAAACAAAAGCCACGGCTCGCCACGCGCTAAATACGGTTATGGCTTTTGACTCCACGCCGAGAGAAATGGTTATTACCGGGATACCCATGGGAGCCGGGCATAAAGACACGGAAGACACGTTCATCGAACAAGAAAGCGCTATAGTTGAACGCCATGAATATGAAGCGACTTTTGAATAAGGTGGTAGTATGTCGAAACTGACGATAACTGATACCGTATCAACCGGCGATCTTTTTGTAATAGAAAAAGCGAATCAAAGCGACTTCCGGGAAGTCTCTGGGACTGACTTACTTGCGTGGATTCAATCCTCGCTAACGTATGGGAAGCCGACGACGCAATACTACGCTCCGGCCGCTTCTGGGTTCACCGCGACGATTACCGATGGATCAGAAGATATTCATTTGATTCTTACCCCTCTGGCCGGATACGCTGCGGGAACTATCAAACTACCGGCGCTTGCAAACGCAATTGATAAACAGATCGTAACGGTAAATTGCACGCAGTCAGTCGCCGCGCTCACCATGGACGGAAACGGCGCGACGGTGGTCGGAGCACCGACGGCTCTTTCTGCAAACGGGTATTTTGTCATGAAATACGACATCGTGTTATCAACATGGTATCGAATAGGATAAGGGGGATTTATGATACCTTTTTACGCAGCAAGAGGAGCTAACCAAGTTGTTTCTCCAGCCGCCGCTTCGGCATCAACTTCTATCGATAAAGTAGCTCGGTCGGTTCGATTTGTTAATTCTGGAGCTAGTATCTGCTATGTACGCATCGGGACCGGAGCGCAAACCGCTACAACGGCAGATATCCCGATTCGTTCCGCGGAGTCTGTTGTGCTTGGAAAGGCAGACGGGGAAGACACGATTGCATACATATCAGCAGCGGGGACTACCCTTAACATTCAGCCGGGCATAGGTGGTAGTTAATGCAGATACCCATCTTAACAGGGATTTACACAGACAACGCAGACTTCCGCACGTCATACCCTGTTAACATGGTTCCGGTTCCTGTCAACACTGGAATAAGCGCCGGGTATTTGCGTCCCGCAGAGGGTGCCGTTAGGTTGGGGTATGGGCTTAGCTTGGGTGCTCCGCGCGGTGCCGTAAACTGGCGGGGTAAATGCTACGCGGTATTCGGTAGCTCGCTTGTTAGAATCAACGCAGATTACAGCCTAGATGTGCTAGGAAACGTTGGGAATCACAACGATGAACATGTAACATTTACATACTCATTTGAATTGTTAGCCATAGCTTCAAACAACAATTTATTTTATTGGAACGACGACGTATTGGTTCAATTGGTCGATGCAGACCTCGGGAATGTGATTAGTGTTGAATGGGTTGACGGATACTTTATGACGACCGACGGTGATTATTTAGTAGTCACAGATATCGGCAATCCGATGAGCGTTAACCCTCTTAGGTACGGATCGTCTGAAATAGACCCTGACCCTATTGTTCAAGTAATAAAGCTTAGAAACGAAATACACGCGATAAATAGGCATACGATCGAAGTATTTGAAAACACTGGCGGTTCTACGTTTCCTTTCACCAGAATACAAGGAGCACAAATACAAAAAGGGGCTTGCGGATCTCATTGTGCTTGCATATTGAACGACTCTGTCGCTTTTCTTGGTGGTGGAAGAAATGAGCCGCCGGCCGTATATCTTGGATCAAACGCTATAGCTTTGAAGATAAGTACCAGAGAGATAGAAGACATACTCTTGACATATACCGAAACCGAACTATCAAATGCGGTGGTGTCTGCAAGAATGCATGAAGCGCATGAAACGTTTTGGATTCGTCTTCCTGACCGAACGCTTGTATATGACCTTGAAGCTTCAAAAGCGCTTAGCTCTTCTGTATGGTATCAACTCACAAGCGCAACGGCCGGGTTTGCAGAATATAGAATAGTCGACCCGGTATGGTGCTACGATAAATGGATTGTATTCGATCCATCGAATAGTGATTACGGGTATCTTAGCAAAGACACGTCAAAACAGTTTGACAATATTTATCGGTGGGAGTTTGGGACAACGATAGTGTACAACGAGGGTAGGGGAATACTATTTCACTCTATTGAGCTTGTCTGCCTTTCTGGGCGCCTTGAGCAAGGCGATGCGTCATATGTAAGCACGAGCTACTCTACCGACGGAATGAACTGGAGCATGGAGCGTCTCATATCTGCTGGATCACGTGGAGATAGGATGCGCCGCCTTATGTGGTTACAACAGGGTCCTATGCGAAACTGGAGAACGCAGCGTTTTAGGGGCGATGGTAAATCTATGATTGTCATTGCAAGAATTGAGGCGGCAATGGAGCCGCTTGCAGTATGAGCACGCCTATCCCGGTTACCAGAGCTCAGTTACAAGCATTTTTGAAAGACGAAAAAATGATAAAAATGTTTGAGCGCTTGTTCGGAGCCGTTAATTCTTCGTCGGTCGACACTGCGGCATACGCTGACACTGCGGCATACGCCGACAACGCAGGACATGCAACGACTGCGGATACTGCTACAAGCGCGACAAGCGCGACAAGCGCGACAAGCGCGACAAGCGCAACATACACACCAGCTGGAAGCCCGTTTAGAAAGACAGGCATCTTGACTGCGGCTGCGGCTGGGACGGCAGTTCACATATTGACAGACGCGCTTGTAGGGACTGGAAAAAAAGCCTATATACACGTAATTTTTATAAAAGTAGACGGTGCAACAGCATGGGCAGATGGGACATCAACTATTGTAAAAATCCAAGATACAAACGGAACGCCCGTTTTGGGCCTTACAATTCCTAAAGCCTCACTTGTTGGAAATGCGTTTTTGTTTATAAATAGCGCTGGCCTTACCGTCGGAGACAGCATAGCAAAAGGAAGCGGATTTACCACGACAAAAGGTATCGATATAATTGGTGATGGTAACTTTGCGGCTGGTAGCAATATTCATGCTACAATCATAGGGTTTATAGATGTGTGAGGTATTAATATGTGGGCTCTTTTAGCCGCTGGCGGTGCCTTTGCTGCAAGTTTGTTGAACGGATATATTCAGTCTTCTGCGGCGGCTAAGGCTGCGGCAGCGGCTACCGCTGCAAACCAGCAAGCAACCGCCGAAGCTCAACGTCAGTTTAACGCACAAATGAACATGTATAAAGGAGACCAGGCGGCGGCTCTTGAAAGATACAATACACTTCAAGCCGACTTATCCCCGTATAAAGCTGCTGGACTTGAAGCCTTAAAAGCTCAAATGGCCTTGATGGGAATAGGGCAAAAAGAGCTTTTAATTTCTGACGCGCAAGCGCAATATGCAAAAGATTTAGCAGAAGCAGAGGCCAATTCTAAAAAACTGACAAGTCCTGATTATGATAATGCAACAGATTTAACTCCGACCGTTTCGGATAATGCTACCGATCCATCTGTAAAAGAAAGAGCATATACCGGTCCGGCTTTAGGAGACGGCCAAACTACAACAACAGATCCTAATGGAATGTTTCCGTCAGCCACCGATCCAAGGTTAAGTGTAAAAGACAACGCGGACACAAAAACAGCGTCTATGGGAGACGCGACAGCAGATTCAAAAGCAGCTTACGACCAAGCTGTAGCGGCAGCGGCAGCGAAACGAGACGCGGCAATTGCGGCTGCGGAAACGGCCCAAACTGGTGAAGAAGCGCAGAAGGCAGCCATAGCGGCGATTGAAGCTAACCCCGAAATGGCGGCTCTTACTTCAAAAGGGGAAGAGGCGATCTTGATGAACGCCTCGGCTACCGGGGGACTTCGAGGCGGAAACACTCAAAATGCAATAGCGCAGTTTAGGCCGTCGGTGTTGGCTGGTCTGATAAACCAACAATATCAACGCCTTGGGGCAATGACTGAAATAGGTCAATCTTCTGTCCTTGGATCAGCCGGAGTTGGTGTGGGTAGTGGCGTAGGCTATCCAGATGCTTCGTCAATTATAGATCTTTTAAACCAAAAAGGATCCATAACATCGGGTAACGCATTAGCCCAAGGGAATGCGTACTCTTCAATACCAAATGCGTTTATGGCTGGGCTTGGTGCGTTTGCAGGGTTTGGCGGGTTTGGTTCCACTTCATCGCAAACACAAAACAGTTCAGCGATGCCGTGGGGAAACTGGAATATCAAGTTCTAAGGATGGATGAATATGCAGCCTAACGATTATACGCTTAACATGCAGAATCCTCTCCAGTCTTTTCAAGATTCGTATATTCTTGGATCAACAATACAGAAACAGCGAGAAGCCGCTATGGCTGCGGAACAGGAAAGGACGCAAGCGCGTATTCAGGCAGAGGAAGACGCTAAAAGGCAGCAGCAACTCATGGCGGCCTATGACAAGCTCCGTGACCCTAGCGCCAGGGCTCGTGACTATGAAAACTTGGCGATGATGTTGCCTAAGGATCAGGCAGAGACGCTATTGAATATAGCAAAAAATAGGACCGAAGAAGAAAACCGGGCGGATTTGATAGATTCAATGTCCGTGTTCAATTCTTTTAATTCTGGCCTTCCCGAAATGGGGATATCATTGCTCAGAAAACACGCCGAAGCTGAAAAAGCAGTAGGCAATGTAGAAGGGGCAAATACATTTGAAGAATACGCCAAATTAGCTGAATCGGGAGAAGAAGGCGCAAAGGCCATTGAAAACTTGATCGGGCTTACTATCATTGCGCTTCCTGGGGGAAAGGACGCGTTAGACGCTTCTTCAAAATACAATGAAGAGCGAAGAAAAGAAAAAGAACATCCTATACTTGTACAACAGAAAAAGGTTGAATTGGATAAAGCAACATCAGAAGCTGAAAAGTCGGCGATAGAGGCCAAATACGCCGAAAAGGCTAAAGTACTAGACCTTGAAAAAACTGCGGCGGACATAGGAAGTACAAAAGAAGGAACTAAAGAAATAATTGCAAAGACTAAAAAACTAGGCGCAGAAACTGCTAAGTTGTTTATGGAGCTTGACGCGCTGAAAAACACTGGTGGAATACCGCCAGAAAAGAAGTTCGAGCAAGAAGGCAAGATACGAGGAGAATATCAAACACGAGTATCTAAATATAATGAAATGCGGCAAACCTTGCCGACAATTCAAATATCAGCGATGGATGACACTGGAGCTTCTGATGTTGCGTTGATAACTGCATTTATGAAAATGCTAGATCCTGGGTCTGTCGTAAGGGAGACAGAGTTTGCAACAGCTAGAGACACTTCCGGTTTATATGGAAGTCTTACTTCTTTGCTATCTAAGGCTAATACGGGGCAGTTTCTTAACCCTCAACAAAGAAAAGATTTTTCTAGGCTTGCCGAAAAGTATATGGAAGCGTCACAAGCCTATGAGGGTAAAGTTAGAAAAGACTTGACCAATGTTGTCGAAAGCTATGGGCTTTCACCGACCAATGTTTTCGGGACTATTGCGAACGCCCCGGAAATAAAAAAACCAACAGCGCCTAAGAACAATCCAGGGTTTGAATTGTCAAACATTGAAAAGAAAAAATACCCGACACGGGAGGTTGACTATTAATGTCGTACTCCATAAAGACAAAAGACGGGATTGTCATTGACGGAATACCGGACGATATACCCGAAAACGACCAAAGGCTAAAAGATAAAGTTGCGCAGCTTCGAAACGCTGGTCAAAAGTATGCGACACTTCAATCGGGGCAAGCTCAAGAAGAAGCACCTAAGCCTAGAAATGAAGTATTGGAAGGGGCTGCTAAAGGTCTATCGCAAGGCGCGTCTTCGCTGGTACGTGGTGCGGCCGGTGGCGTTGCTGGTACGGTCGGAGTTGTAACGGATCCTATAGTTGCACTTCTTAACACGGTTTTGCCGAAAGAATACCAAGGGCTTCCGGCCGCGCAAGGAATGAAGCTTTTACTAGACAAACTTGGTGTGCCTGAATCAGAAACGGCCGCGCAGCGCATTGTCGAAGCAGGGACGGCCGGATTAACCGGGGCGGCTCTTACAGCTGGAGCTGGACAGGCTGCGGCCGCTGGGGCTGGTATAGCTCCGACTGTAGCGCAGAAAGCGGCGCAAGTTGTAGGAGCTCAGCCAGTTCAACAGGTAGCCGGAGGCATAGGCGCTGGAGTTGCAAGCCAGGGCGTCGCAGAGGCGGGAGCGGGTCCACTTGCACAACTTGGAGCCGGATTAGCCGGCGGAATGTCTGGATCAAGTCTAGCCGCCACGCGAGCAATCCCTGACGTTGCTTCAATAGCCGACGCAAAAAAAGCCGGAATTGATTTGATGACTTCTGACGTTCGCCATCCTAATACGTTTGCGGGTAAATGGGCGCAAGCGTTTGGTGAAAAGATCCCTGGAGTCGGGACCGGCGGGGTACGCAAGATGCAACAGGCACAGCGCGTTGAAGCTGTTCGCGATGTTATTCGCCAGTACGGGGCGGAAGATTTGGCGGCGGCTTCTGATGACGTCATGGCCGATCTTCTTGGTAAACGATCCGCAGACTTGAATAAGTGGAGCCAGGCAAAGAATGAAGTAATAGAAAAACTAAGCAAGTCGGGCCCTATGCTTGGTGAAAAAGGCGTTAGTGTACCGACTGTTGTCCCTATGCTGAAAACAGTTGAAAAAATTGATCAGTCTATAGCATCGCTAAAAAGTCTTAAAACAGACCAGGTTGCGCCCGTTATTGGTGTGCTTGAAGACTGGAAACAAGCCATACAAGGTCAGGACCTTAAAAACGTTGAAACGCTTAGAAAACAAATAGGCGAAGTATTCAAAGCGCCGGAACTAGCTTCGGTTCGGTCTACCGGAGAGAAAGTGCTTTCAGATGTTTACGGATCAGTAAAAGACGATATGACGTCATACATTGCAAAGGCTGGCGGTCAAGCCGACCTAAACAAATGGCAAGTAGCAAACAAACAACTATCAAACATGATGAACGAGATGGAGTTGCCCGCGTTGAAATCGGCCATAGAACGCGGAGAGTCTACGCCTGAAACCATAAATAAACTTTTGTTCAGTCAAAAGCGATCAGATGTAGACTCCCTCTATCGCAACCTTTCACCAAACGGAAAGGCTTCGGCCCGTGCTGCTATCATTGCAAAGTCCGCAGAAAACAACGGCGGTGACTTATCACCGGATAAGTTTGCGGCTGCGGTGAAAAAGATGGGTGCGCAAACCGGAGTATTCTTTAGCGAAGATGACGCCAAACAAGTTAACGGGCTGGTTCGTGCTCTTGACGTAACGAAACGCGCAAGCCAAGCAGCATTAAGCCCGCCGACTGGAGTACAGACACTTATCCCGGCAAGTTATACGGCTCTTGCTGCTTTGATACCAGGCAGCCCGCTTGAACGGTTTGCGGGAGCTACGGCGGGAATGGCGTTAGCTGGCGGAGCTGCTAGGCTGTATGAGTCAAAGCCAGTGCGTGACATTCTAGTTAAGCTTCCTACGGTTAAGGCGGGAAGCCAGGAAGAAGCGGCGCTATTTAAGCGGCTTATCTCGACAATAAATGTTCAAGCGAATACGTCACAAAAGGAGAGCAAATAAATGCTCACAGAAGTTAAGTCGCCGTTTCAATATTTTACCGACACGGATGGGAATCCGCTTGAAGGCGGCTACATATACATAGGGCTTGAAAACCTTAACCCTATTACAAGTCCCAAGGCGTCATATTGGGACAGCGCGTTAACTATCCCTGCTGCAAACATTCGAACGACAATTGGATATCCGGCTTATGGCGGATCACCTGGACGGCTGTATGTTGATGGCGCCTACTCGATACTGGTAAAGAACAGCAACGAAGAGACGATATACCTATCATTGTCGATGGCGGAAGCGCTTGACGCAACGTCGTTGCTGGCTACGGCTGACCTTGCGTCTAAAAAAAACAGCGTGGAATACGGCCACTTTTTAGGCGAAGTGTTTCCGCTAATGGATGTTCGAGTCCCCACCGAATGGGACCCGCTAGATCCTGCCTCATATTTTCCAGATTTGTGTATAACCAACATAGATACCTATGTAGACATATCAACGACAAATTGGCCGGCTGCCTCTATCACATATTTACGAAATCTTAAAGTTACATACAAGGACGGATTAACCGGAGCCCTTACAAGTTACGGCGTTACGAACTGGGCAATTGCAGCAAACGTCGCAACACTTACTTTTACAAATAATGCTGATCATATAGCATTCTTGAATGCGCTTCTTGAAGATGAAGCTTCATACGGATCATATTCCAATTGGCGAACAATCACGCTAGCGTCATCGATAGGAGACATTGCGGCTGGAACGTATGCACTAACAAACGTGAACTCATCAAGTCGTACAGTGTCATTTGCTTTTGTTGCTGGCAACAACTCAGGGGCCGTCACCGCTACTGCTGAGTTTTACGCAAACCGCATTCCCGGCAGCACAACGACCGCCCGCGTATTCAGCGCTCGGGGCCGCGCGATCCATGGCGCCGGGGATGATAACGGGTACATGATAAATGGGCTGGCGAGAAGGGGGTTTATGCAAGATCATGCCCATAATCTTAGTTATTTTAATATCGGGGGTGCTAGTGGTGGAACTGGATTGTTTTTTTCTAACGCCGCCGACTCAACGATAGACACACCAAACAATCATATAGGTGGTCCTATTGCAAAAGGCACTAGCGGAACATCACGAGCTTCCAAAGACACAAATAGCCCGGCGTTTGTAACGCTTCTATACTTGCACTTAGGGAGCTACACCGCATGAAATACGTAACCATCGTCAACTCGCAAGGCTTCGAGCTTGAGCGCCATCCCCTCAGTGGAGACGACCGCTACAATGAGACGCTTGTCTACGCAGCCAAAATTACCGCTGAAGTATGGAACCGAGACCACCCAAAAGACGGGTGGAAAGTTGTTGAAATTGATGACAAGACGTAAATATGATATACTGTAGCTAACAGGAGGCCACTATGAAAAAGTGGTTTTTACTGATTTCGGTTTTTGCGTTTGTTTTTTTATCTTGCGACCTGTCAGGCGGAAATAATGACGACAAAGATGAAGCCGTTGGAACTACCGAAGAGGAAAGTGCCGACGACGGAACGAATACCACTACAGAAGCCGACGATCCAGAAGTAATCGACCAGCAGGATACGTCGTGGCAAGACGACCGAACTAAAGATATTGATTCTGCCGGGTATAAGTGGATCCGCAAGCCGGTCAAGAAAGACCTTATTCTCCGCAGTGTCGTATATAATATTGCCGATGGTGACCCGATCGCTGCTTACTGTACTGAGCCAGGATGGGCGTACATTTTCTATAATGACCAGGCTGTTATAGGGTATGAACCGTTCCCTGATAGAATAGATATTTTGCAAGCAGCGGTGGCTATAACGGTCGAAGTGCACAACAGAGACAACCCTAGTGAACAGTGGGGATTTATCAACGTCCCAATGCCTGCGCCCCCTGCGCCTATAACATCTAATGACCCTGTACTAGGCAAGTGGCAATTTGCGCTTTGCATTGATACCGGGGCGATCGTGGACGGCCCGTATACTGCTGAGTTTGATTGGGAATGGCAAATGTGGAAAGAAGGAATTGCTCGTCAAATGTGGGAGATGTATAACCGCGATCACGACCCGGACGCGCACATCGTATGGGGTACTGAATAGCTTACACCCCTTGGGTGAGGGGTTATATCTTTATTGGAGTGTAACATGGTAAAGGTTTTTGATTTTGCTATGCAGATCCCGTATTTATGCGGGGCGGAAGATCCAGAGCGGTGGGCTCGTCTAAGCAAAATGGCGTATGATGATGAGATGGATCATGACCGGTCAGTATTCAAGCGAAAAGAAACCGACTTCTTTCAGCCCGGCCGCCGCCTTCGCTCGGCCTTTGCCTTTACGGCGTTCCCTCATGACGCCGGTAAAGCCGCGCATTGCATGAACCTGTTGAAGATATGGGAGATTTCCCACTACGAAAAGGAACATGGCGAATCCGGCCACGAAGCCGAAAAACAGGACCTCATACTTGACGCCATCGAAGCCGAAAAGAAGTACCCGGACATTGCCGAGGTGCTGACCGTGGAACAGGCCGTAGCAAACTATGGTTGGTAAATGATACCAAGGAAGGCGACGTCAGTCATTTTCTTATGCTTCTCGATTGTCGTCGCCTTTTCTAACTATTTAAAAGGTAATTATCAATACTGTCTGTTTACAGTATTTTTCATTGCTTCTGTTCTATCATCTGGTAAAATCAGCCTATATTCCGAAATCATTGGGGTGGTTGCGACGGCCGTGTATATCATGGCTTTTCAGATCTTCCACGTTGGCTTGTTTGGAATGATTCTATCGGCTATTTTGTTTTCTACTTTGGGCGTTACGTTGCGGACTGTTCGAATATACATATACTCGACCATCCCTATAGTTGCAATTTGCTCATACTTTCAGTACATGCGTTTTGAAAACATGCTCATACGATCGGCTCTTGATTCTGGTCTTTATGCCGTTTGCTCTCTTTGCGTCTACATAGCCCTACAAGATTACATTGCAAACAATATAGATAAAGCTCTTGGCATAGCTCAAGAGGCCATAGCCATCGCTAAAAAAGGGCTAAAAGATGGGGATAAGTGATGTTGAAAGAATCGCGGGGCTTGAGAAAGATATGGAAAACATGAAAAAATCTTTTGAAGGTCATATGCGTTTTCATGAAAGAAACAACACAAACGTCCAGGCGTGGGCCATGATTGTCATGACGGGGATAAACATTCTTGTTGTCATATGGAGCGTTTCGGCTACATCCAGGGGATCTGATCAGCACTCGCAGCCAATCGGTATCGAGCGCCAGTATCAAGGAACTGATAAAGGAACTGATAAATGAAGTACACAGTAAGATTCGCGCACTTGGATAAGGCGCCATCGTGGAAAGCTGGCGATACTATAAAGTCGGGCGACGTCATCGGTAAAATGGGGACAAGTGGACAAAGCACAGCCGCTCATCTTCACACTGATTGTGTCCACGGCTTCCAGGATGCACGGTACACTTTGCGAGACATCGAAGGCGGCGCCCCGGAACCCGCCCCTCGTCAGATGAATCTATTCATAGACAAAGACCTTTTCAAAGAAACCATTGTTATCACGACTTATTACGCCGATCCCGTGTACCAGTCCGTTCTAGGAAAGGTCCATTTAGGCTATGACGTTGTACCGGTCAACCGAAAGGAACCGAGAGCGCCGCTGCTAATTTACTGGAATCGTTCGGTCCCCGGAAAAGTTTTAAAAGTTGACGATGACCCGAAAGGATACGGTAATTGTCTTTATGTAGGATTTGAAGCATAGGGGGGGGGTAAAATGAAAGAGGCGTTTTCCGTATTGATTGGTAAAATGTCATTCATTGAATGGATTATCGCGTTCGGCGCGGTTATTCTTGGAGTAGTCGTGCTTCTTATGGCTATCGCTTACGTGTTTGACAAGCTCGATGTAAAATCGTTTTCGTTTACCAAAGGGTTTACTTTTTACCAGGAAGGCGACGTGAAGCGCGCTCGTGTGGCTAGAAAAACGAAACGCACGGCAAGGAAATAAGGGGAGCGAATGTGTCGAAAAAATGGCTTTACCTTGCTATCGCTCTGCTTTCTTTTTGGTCTATCGCTTCCGTGTTCATTATCTTCCGAGGAAGCGTCGAATCCGAACGACTCGGCGAACTCGTCGGAAAGTATCGAGCAGACAGCGACGAACTTGCGAGAATCAGCAACGAGCTTGCGGGAGCGGTTGGAGTCGCGCAAAATTCAGGTAGAAGCGCAAGTGATCTACTGGCAGAATATCGCCGCATCATTGACGATCGAGAAAGAGAACGACGCGAAAGCCTCGAAAGAATTATCGGACAAGCTAGCGCAGGCGGAATCGGAGCTCTCGAAATTGCGGACGGAATTGACGGAGATATCGCGATTGCAGTTAGAATCGAAGGGCAAGCAAAACGAGTTGAAACTTGGATTCGAGAACTACAAAACGGAATCAGAAAAGAAAATAGCGCGCCTTGAAAAACGGGCGCGCTTCTGGTCGTTCATCGGTAAGTTTGTTTTACTCGTCGCGGCCGGTGAAGGCGCGTACATAGCGGCTTCTCACTTTTTACCATAATGCACTCGCAATGATGACATATCGCTACCCCAGGGCCTAGCGCCTTCTCTTTGCCGCGCGGGATAGCGTGGCCGCAGACGGAACAGCGGTTCATGCTTGCTTCCTGTATCGGTCATACAAAACGATTGACCCGGCGACAGATACATTCATCGATCTTTTCCCGTGCAGCTTTATTATGTCTTGGCAATTGTCTATGCACTCTCGGGATAGCCCGTTGTCTTCGGCTCCTAGCAAATAGACGGCCCTTTTCGGGTGCTTATATTCACTCACTTCAATTGCGTTGTCGGTAAGTTCTATTCCTACAAGCTTGCAATAGAATGGGCGATGCGTGTTGAAGTCCTGAAAATCCGTGTATGAAAAAACCGGCATGTGACGATATGAACACATCGTGTCGGCCGAATGTATCTTGAACCGTGCGCCGATCAAAAACAAAAAATCAGCATCGAGTATCTGCGCGGTTCTGAACAACGTCCAATAGTTGTGCTCTGTTTTCGGCATGAACACGCCTATTCCATAATACCCGCTTTCACGCATATCAATCCCCGTCCTCTTCCGCTACCGCAAGGGCCTCGTCTATCTCGTCGCTCATCCTCTCTCATCGTGAGCGGTTCTCCACCTCGGCGACCACGTTGGCGGCGTACTGAGGGGAGAGGTCTAGCTGGTCGGCTACATGTTGGATGGTGGCGGTCATTGAAAAGCCTGTCCTGTTTTGCAATCAATCGCGTGAGCGTTCGGGTATTTTGATCCGCACTCCGGGCAATCGTCATACCGCGTCTTCGGCTTTTCGGTTACCGGAGGATTCCATCGAGCCTTGCATAAACTGCATACCCCGTAATGTTGGCTTCCAGGCGGTCCCGCAAGCTCGACCGTCGTTTCTTTATGGCAATTCTGGCATATCAGCGCGCCCGGTTTCCTCCACACAAGCGCGAGCGCTTCGGCTTCGGTGAGGGGTTCGATATGACAAAAATGCTCAAATGCGAGTCCGTAAACTAAATAAGGAGTTAATGAGCATGAACTATCAATTGCTCTGAATATCCCTATTTGTTTTTCGTCGCCTTCGTTATCCCACGCCCGCACAAGATTTCCTATCAAGTCCTCCGGCTTCCATGCGGGGGCCTCGGGCTTGCACGCGTTGAGTTCTCTGACAAGAGTCGCGCACACACGCCCAATCATATCCGACATATTTTTTTGCGCCGCTTCAATGTCGGCCTGCAATTTCTCAATATCGATCATAAATCCTCCATAAGATCGTGGATAGTCTCATCGTCCAGGCCGCCCGTGAGCGGCTAGGATGAGGGGTCTACTCGCAAAGGCTTTTCAGAATAAGTCCGCAGACCTTTTCCTTGTGTTCGTGCTTTGGCTCAAAAGAACCCATGACAGCCTTCAGCATACGAAGACCTTTTGATCGGTATTCTTCCGGCAGTGTTTTGTTGACTGGTACTTCGCCTCCATGAAAAAACAAAGACTCCATCATAGAGTTGTATTTTGCGTCTTCCGGTTGTTCTTCAATTTTCATGACCGAATCAAACCATTCGCGCGGATATCCTCCGAACGCCATTGAAACCTTGTCAACCTCGGGAAAGTCTAAACGCCACTCTTCCATTCCATCCTCCATTCCCATCCTCGTTACCGTCGCCATACGGCGGGGCATGAGCGCCCCAAAGGGCGCCGGGGTGCGATTAGTTGATACCGTATTTCTCGTCTATTCTAGCGAAAGCATCTTCATCGAGTTCGGCGACGTAGAATTCCCCGTATTGCATGGTAGAAAGATCGCGCTCAAACTCGCGAGCGGAGATTTCCATAGCACCTTCCGAAACCGCATCTTCGATCGAGGAAACCTCTATGCACCCGTTCACCGTGTCGGCCATTACTATCTTCTTCATGACGTCCTCCTGCTCTCAATCTCTACATACATTCTAAACCCGCGTTTGGGATATTGCAAGCGTTTTTTCGCTTAATAGTAGATTATTTTGTGTGTTTTTTTCGCTTGACAAGATTGAGGGTTATCCCTTATGATTACTTCAGATCAACGAAAAGGAGGCGCTTATGGGGCGTTGCCTCGGGCTGGTAGCACGAGAAAAAGCCCTATACAAACAAGTATGAGGACGCTTAAAAAGATACCGTTACAAGCTAAACGCGAGGTTAAATACGTTTTCCCGCGTTTTGTGGTCGATCGGCTCATGGCTGAGGGGGTCGTTGAAATCGAAGTCAGTATCGACGACGTGACATCCGAAATCAAAATAGAGCCGGTCCGGGAGGCCCCATGCGCGACCTGATAATCAACATCGCGATACTGGCAATCATGGCGGTGTTCTGCGCCGGTTCGGTGCAGATTAACGTGATAGATCGGTGGAAATCTCGCATGGTTTCAGGTCTAAAAAGACGCGATTCCGTGCAATTCCATATTCACAAGGAGGCGGCTAATTGAACGTGAACAAGAACGGCGTAAGGGCCAGGATCGGTCTTTATCTCGCCTTGGCGTCGATGCTCGGCCAAAAACACGCCGATGCGTTTTTCAAGACGCGAAAAAAAGAAAACCATCCAAGGTGCGGCAACACTCGGCGCCAGACTCACGACTCGCCAGCTGGGTTCAAGCTCATCAAGAAGATGCACCGACAGCCCGCGAAGATCGGCAAGGTTCCGATTTCTTCCGACCGAAAGCGTAGGCGATGGATAAGGACCGGATACTCCGGGACTCTCGCCGAGCTTATGCCGGTTCCGCGCAAGGCTTCCAAGTGATCCTTCTCCTCGCGGCCCTCGTCAACTTCGCCTTCCCGGTCGTACCGGTTTTCGGAACGCCAAGAGAGGCCACCATACCGCAGCCTGTGTGCATCGCGGTCACCATCGACGAGAGACGCATCAACAGGACGCGCTACGGCGCGAAAGCCAAGGCGCGTGTTTTGAGGGAGCGAAGCCACGGCGTTGTGGCCGTCGGTTGGGCTTCGCTGTAGTAAAACCATCATCGAGAATACCCGGCGTCGGGATGAGACGCGTCGAAGCGTTACGCCGAACGGAGCGGCGAGTCAATACATTGAAGTAAAAACGGTTCGGGCCGGGACCGGGAGGCCTATTACTGTAAGCGTACCGTGACGCTGAATACTGACGAACACAGAATATCACGGCGAAGTCTACCGGGAGACGACAAGGCGGCAAGCGAAAATGATTTTACGCGCTACCGCCTGAAGCCCGGATTCACTCGATGAAATGCAAGTCCCCGCGTCGTGAAAAGAGGCGCGGGTGTTTAGGGGGCGTAGTCCAGCCGGTAGAACAGCGGACTGAAAATCCGTACGCGATGGTTCAACTCCATCCGCTCCCATGTGGCAGTAGTTCAGTGGTAGAACGTCAGGATGTGGACCTGAATGTCACGAGTTCAAATCTCGTCTGTCACCAGTTTAGACGGGGCGTAGCCAAGCGGTAAGGCGGCGGGTTTTGATCCCGCGATCGGAGGTTCAAGCCCTTCCGCCCTGAGTATCCCATTTTGTGCCGCCGGTAAATGTAGCAGGCCGGCCACCGGTCGAGCCCGTACGGCGCACGGGCAAACTTTCCAGGGAGGGTGTATGACCAAAGAAGACGTAGAAATTGGAAACGAATTGGTCGAGCTTATCACAGTTACCGAAAAAGCGATTGAAGATATTGAAGATTGGTTGACCGAAAAAGCGGACAAAAATACAACCAAGATTTTCACTATTCGATGCATATATCGGAATGCTCGGATGGCTCTGGCGGGTGTGCTCACCTTGACCGATATTTCGGTAATACCGAATTGCTCAAGGTAATACGCACCGAATTAAAAAGACAACTTGAAATGTTCAAAAAAGATCTGGAGGAAATATGACCGACTATCAGCGCATATTTGTTGACAACTTCATCGAGGACATCGGTGAAGTATTTACGTTGCGATCGTTTGATAAGGAAAAACTAGCGGACAAGATTGAGTCCCGCATTGTCGCCTATGACCAGGAGCGCAAGGACCAGATTCTCCGCGACATGCCGGCCGCAATCGAGCGGGCTATGGGGGATGTGTTATGAGCGATACGACGGAAAAAACATGCAAACAATGCGGCGCTCCGTTGCTGATAAAAGCCGTGCCACGTGACCCATCAAAAGAAAACGAAGCAGCGCAAGACATGGTAGCTGCATGCTCGAACTGCGGTACTCGCAATTATGATGATGTATTTCAAGGATGCCAACACAAGGTTCCGCCATGGTTTACCAGCGGATCGGCGGATAAGCCTATCGATTCAACCTTGAACGGATATCCTTGCGACGAAGTATCCATCCGCGCGGACGAGCGAAGGAAGGTCATAAATGCAGTTTTGTCGATGGGAATAATCTACAAGTGCAAGCCGCTTAAGCGTGACGACATAACGGCTATTATTGAGAAGGTAAAGCCATGACCCTCGCCGCTTTCTTCGGTTCCGCCCTTCCCTACGCTCTCGTTTCCCTCATCGCGGCCGTGGCGTTATTGTATTTCAGGAAAATACAGCCGTGGGTAAATCGCGTAGTTAAGCCTTTCTTGGCAAAACTAAAAAGCAAACGACGTGCGCGCAATGAAAGGAGGTGGGACATACATGCTCGATAATATTGGTATTGGAATGGAAAAAACAGAAACCGGCGTTATGGTTATGAAAGACGGGAAGGCCTGGGGAACTACCTATGAAGACGGGTATAGTACATCATACGGATGGATGAACCCTTCGGATGCTCCAATTCATGACCCAAAATATTGCACAGAAACAACCGATGTAACCTATGAAAACAGCCCGCATATTAAAGAACTTAGAACGGGTAAACTTGTAATGGTTGAAAGAAAAACAACGGTTGTAATTATTGAGGACATCCATGCAAGGTGAAACGCAAAAGGAAGTTCATGTACTCAAAAGCGAAAGGGGAAATCTTGAACGCCGAAAGGGTGAAATACAGCATCGTATTAACCAAATAGACTCGCGCCTCATGTCTATCAAGTGGGCGAGTCACCCCATAGGCTCGATATGCGAGGATGACCGGGGCGTCAGGTTCCAGGT